CCACCGTCTCCGTATCCTTCTGGGATCCTGCATCGCTGCAGATCGTAGGGGAGTTGAGAGACACAGTACTGCCAGAGCGCGTGAAACCGACTGTCGCATCCAAAGCCATTCCGGCTACGGAAACTAAGACGGCGCACACGATTAGCAAATTTAACGAGTTCCATGCTTTCAAGCAGTGGTTCCTTTAAATAGAGAGGTTGACAATCACGACCATTGAAGTAGTCCTTACCGCAGCTTTCCCGAAACGGGCCCGTCCCGAAACTCTTTGCAGAGTTAGGTTCGAACCCGAACAGGGTCAGCAAACGGAGGAACGTGTCAAACGCCTGCGAGGGGACAATTACGTCGTCCCCATAGACGCTGACCAGGTCGTAACCGACGTCGGACATCTTACACGCCAGAGTCGCGAGACTCCAGAATATAAGTGTCTGCAACGGAAAGGTGAACCCGTTCCCCATACTGGAGAACGAATGGTAAACCCCTTCCCGTCCGTCGAGGGTGTATCGATGACTTCGGAGCGCGTTCATGACCTCAAACCAGTCGCCCGGTAGCAAAAGCTCCGGTACGGCACGGCATATCAGTCCTGACGCGCTCGTCATGTCAACGGTACAACAGCTCCCATCGAGGGAGCCGCGGTACGCAAGCCGCTGATTCCGGGTTTGATCCCGGATATCAACGTTGAAGCGCTTAAGACGTTCCTGCATGACGCCACCAGGTCCGAACTGCATAAATTGATTCATGCAGGGTTCCATGGCGATCGTCCGGTCCGTCTTAGCATTCTTCAAGACGAAGGTTACCACATTTCCCAGGGTGACGGCGAAACAGTGGGGAAAGTTTTCCCACTGCTCGCTTAGCCCCAGTACGTATGGTAGCGCCTCACGCGTAGAGTGAGGAGTTCCCTTGAACTTCTCGTACGCAGAGGTCTTCGTCCCCCCGACTCTAGTTGTAGAGCCGGGCCCGAAGCGGCATTTGTCTAGCACTTCAGACCACTCAAGAGGACCTAACGTATCAGAGATTTTACACTGTAGCCAGGTGATAATCCTGGAAAAGCGCCAATCAGTCTTGCTATTCAGCGAGATGATCGGATCTTCAACGTATAGATCAGTAAGTTGGTCATTCAGCACCTGGCATTTGCGTTCACACCGAAGGAATTCTTCGAGTGCGACTGCCCGTGTGTCTATCCCTGTTATCAAGCCGGTAAACTTCGATAAGAAGCGTACGGCGAGGTAGTCGGGGTAGAAAGAGTCACTCGACACGTAGTCACGTGCAGAGATCGTCTTCTTCGCTAGCTGTTCGTGCTCACCATAACGGTAAAGCATGTCACAGGCGAGAGACACGGGAGTATCAAGCGATTCAAAGAACCGCGAGATCACTTGGGGGGTCAGGTCACGACGTAACATTCGTTTGGGGGCGGGCCTCACGGCTTTACCCCGACGAACGTTACGCTTCACGTGCACCGTCTGAGGTTGTTAGCCTCAGCAGGTCGGCGTCTACTTCGCGAAGAGCTTCGCTCTCCGTCATATAGCCGCCGT